AGGTGAGTGTAGCAGCCACCAAACCAAGAGTAAAACCACTACACCCACGAAGGCAGAAAATAATAACCTTACATCAATCGTTATGAAACGTCCACTATTTGTCTTTGGGGGATTCAACCGCCTATTCATCTAAATCCCCCACATCAATCATATATTTAGTAGCGCAATTATTACAAAGAGGAACACGACAAGGATCATCCAATGCCAACAACTCCCCACAAATAACACATTTAAAACCTAAAAATTCTTGAACAACCCGTGTCAAAACATCAATATTCTTCTCCAAATTTTTCACTCGATCAAAAAGATCATCCACATCATCATCAATACTAAACAATGGGTCTTTCCTAATTTTTTCATCATCTTCATAAAAACATTCATTCATAAAAACAGTCCCCCCTATTGATTCATTAGTCCAATATACTTTTTGGGTTCTGGGAGTGTGCGTAAACCTACCTCCACATCACCATTGTTATAGATTTGAAAATCAGAATCCATAACAATCATTAAATCCATTGCAATTCTTTCAAGATGGTTATTGAATCCAATCTTTTCTTCTATTTTTTTAAAAACAGCATTTCTCGTTTTTTCATCTATATTTTTTTTAAACATTCCTATTTCACCCCTAAAAATTTGTTTACTTTAATCTCTTTTTTTTTATAGTTGTATTTGTATGTCAAAGAGGTATATATACTTTTCTGTTTTTATGTCAAAATGTCATAATGCCATTGGTTGCCATTAATTTAATTATGGCTTGATATTGTATGTTGCAGTATGATAATGCTTTTTGTATATCTTCTTTGGTGGGTATGTTTTGTATATTGTAATCTTCTTTGTCATGATGTGGTCGGGGAAGTTGTGGTATTTGGATCTCGAATGTTTTGTATAATAATGTTATGCTGGTGATCCGGCTGAGTATTGTTGCGGGGCTTTCTTCATTGTTTATTTTGTGGTTTATGTATGTTATTAATCGTTTTCTTATTTTTCGGTGTTTCATTTTTATTTGTTGGTCTTCATCTTCCTCAGCTTCTTCTATTATTTGTGTTGGAGTCATATTATGGTGTTTGCAATAGTCTTTGATTTGTAATAATCTTAGTTCTATTGTTCGTGGTTTCATGTTTCTTGTTTGGAGAAACATTTGGATGTGTGGGTCTTTTTCTATATTTTCTATGGGTTTCATAGGTTTTTATATGTTGTTTTTAATATATAACCCTTCATTTTTGGTTGGTTACTGCTATATTAATCTTACTTTTTTGTTAGGTTATACCCTTATTTGTGTGATTAAAAAAGTTGATTGTATTACTCATTATTTTTTGATAAAAAAAATCCCCACCATACAAAAAATGTATAGTGGGGTAATATTAAACCTTTGGGTGAGATATGAAAATAATAGTACGATTAATTAAAACAATAGAAAAACTGATAAACTATAAAATAAATAAAGCATAAACCAAAATAAACATATCACCTTCAAAAAATATAAAATAAATAATGTATGATACCTACCAACCCCTATAAAAAAAGGAAAAAAAGGAAAAATTAGTTTCCAATCTGCCGGCTAATAAAAAAAGCCGTGAACATACCAACAAACTTATCTTTTTTATTATTATATAAACTCAATGATTTACAACCATTTTGAGCCATATTTAACCCATGCGTATCACTTACTTTTCCAACAATATAACCATTTTCAACTACATATCCACCAGCCACACCATTATAAGGCCGTAAATAATAACCACGATTATCATGTGATTTACCGTGTATTAAACAGTAATCAACATCTGTCACGGTACTATACCACATACCCTCAACGTTCTGGCTACACTTACCTACCTCATAGTTCAATATACCATAACGGTGGCTGGATGGGTCGTAATTTTGGAATACGCGTGTCTGGTAACGGTAACTACCATCACTCAAACTACACGTACACTTTCCCGTGCTCATCACATAGTTATCAGTCACGACAACATTATATGCAGCATTTGATGCTGTGATTGGTTGTACAAAAGCAAATATTAACAGTGCTACTATTAACGCAGTAGCCATCACCGTTTTACACGGTGGATCATCCTTCTTCATATTTTTTGGTCTCACACTAAATTTAGTGAATATATACATATAAACATATATAAACATTACTACTTAAACACTTAAACACCAAAACACTTATATATTAAAACATATAAAAACAAAGTATGACAAAAACAAAAGTCTTCAACTCCAATACAAAAAAAAATTAGAATAGAAGGATAAAAAAAAGAGATATATTTTGTCTTTTTTAAATGATTCCTTCTATTTCCCCCCTAATCCTTTCTAAAAAATATTAACAATATTTAATGGATTTTATAATCAACCTATAAATAAGATAAGGCCAATCCATATTTTCAGTTATCCACATTACATTTATTCCTTGTGCTTGTATACTTGCAATTTGTCCAAGCACACTATGATGATGTATTTGACTATGACAATCCTCTAATTTTCCATGTATCAAAATAATCTTAATAGGCAAGTCTAATTCTTTTAGACGGTTTAATTGTTCTTCTAATCGTTGATATTGTGTTTTATCCTTTCTTTCCCTTTTTGTTGTCATGGAACTTATAAAATCATCTATACTTTTTCTCTCAATAATTCCATATTTCCATTGGAAGTCGCCAGTGTCTAATTTTTTGATTTGAACTTTTAAATTTGGATAATCTTCTGCCATGCTTTGGAATTTGGCTTGGATGTGTTTTGGTTCTCTTGTATCCACATATAAAGTATTTTCCATTATTAATACTTCCAAATTATATTAAATGATAAAAAAAAAATGAAAAGAAAATTATTTTTTAGCTCCAATCTTTTTCAAAAAAGCAAAAGGTTCGATGAACGGGCCTGGGAACTCTGACGGATATAAAGCACCCTTAGTACTAAAACTTCTGGATACTCCAAAGTGAAGGTGGGCCACGCCGGTGTATTGGCCTGGGTCTACTTTTCCGATGACTCCTAGTTGCTGGCCGGCTTTGACTGTTTGTCCCGTTTTTACTTTTATTTTTTCCAGGTGCCAGCTGATAGTATAATATGTTTCACTATTGATATTGTGTTTTATTCCGACTCCATAATCCCAATCATCATCATTTTCGGGATCTGTCACATAGACTACTTTACCGTCTGCTATGCTTCTCACTGCTTTTCCTACATCACCTCGGTCTACATCTACACCGCAATGTTTCTTATTTTTGTTAGGGATCCATGTGCAACCGAAACATCCGCTGCCTACGTCTTGGGTGAATGTGGTTGTGGGATAGTAGTAGGTGGCTTCTGGTTTTGGTGTTGGTTTGGCTTCTGGTTTATACACTACTACATTTACATATTTTGGCACGTAGCCCTTAGTTTGCATGAATGCTGTGTATCGTTTCACTGCATCAATCCAATCACTTATACGTGCACGGTAACCATCCTTAAAAATCACATAGTTAGGGAGGCGTCTTTTACCACTCTTTTTAAGGTAATTATCTTCCCATTTTTTAACTTCTTTCTGTTTATCTAAAAATTCATTGATATCTACTTTCTTTGTAGTCATAGTTAATTCTCCTCCCAAAAAAAAGGTGTTATTATATAAAAGATTATGGTGTTAGTGGTCTGACCACGGGAACTTCCACGACGCCGTAGCAGAACCATGAAAATGTTACATACGTTTCACTACTCCAATTTACTTGGTTGATTCTTGTTGCATACACGGTAAAACCTGTACCATAACCCCTGTTACAATTAAACATATAATAATTACTCGCTGCAGTTGCATCTGCAAATTCAATCACTTTAAACGGGTAATGTGGATAAACAGTCTTACTGGTGTAAGGAGTGCCCTTACCATTAATACTGTCAGTTCCCGTGTCTATCATCCAAATCTCGCTCCCTGTATTTGTGGATCCTGTGGGATTAATCCAACTTTGGAAGGGCTGTGTTTGATTATGCAGATCAAAACGCACATAATCCAGTATCGGGGTATACCCATCCATATCTCCTTGTGTTACCAGTTTCAATTGATATGTGCTATTTGGACTGAAATAAAGAGATATACAAGTGGTGGTGGTGCTGCTATCAATATAAGATATGTAAATACTCCCACCGTCATGGTTTCCACTTGTCCAAGTTACCTTTGACCCATCCTTATAGACTTCTAATTCAAATACACTATTTCCAAACTCCAATCCAGATGTGCTAACAAAATCATATATAAAATATATATCATAAAATCCTTCAAAATCTCCCTTCTGCATTACACCACTGTCAAAGATTTCCTTATCCGCACCATCTACTTTTACTCCGCTTTCAAGGTAGTATGTGGAATCATAGGCTAAATATCCATCTTTTCCAATGAAATCAGGGGCGTTCCATTTCATGGTATGTCCCTGTGGCATGCCAGAGAGGAATGTTTCAATTGCCATAGCTTAGTTCACCTCATAGCAGAAATCTATACTGTTTATTGTAACATTATAATCACTATCACCATCTATTAATATTTTAACCCGTAATCCCGCATAATTATTAGGATTGTCATAGCCTAAACGCAATATTGACTGGTTACTAACCGGTACAGTGTTAGTTTCAAATATGTAATCATTTAATTCCTCAACATAAACATAGCAATCCTCACCCGGGACTAATCCACCAGGAGTGGTGAATGTGATATAATAATTACTATCTGTACCGGTGTCTTGTGTTACACTACTACCACCGCTGTTGTAGTAGAGTTTTATACTGTCATCTTCATAGTTTTCAAATTTAAATGGAAGATTAAGCCGTATCTTTCCAGCGGTGGTTGTTCCGGGAAGATTAATAAGAGGTGGTAATCCTACACATTGTTTAAGGTCAAAAAGTATATCATCTGTTGTCTCTGTACCTATAGTAGTCACACTCTGCTCACCAAGTAACACATCATCTCCTTGTAGTGTTACACCGTAAAGTTGGAATAAAGCCTCAAAAACTTCCGAGGCAATTAGAGTACTATATGTCCAGTTTACTCTGACATAGTTCCAATGAAAATTATTAGACTCCACAATGGCGTGTGTTAACTGCATCAAACCCTCCACCCTTTCATCATTACTGGGGGGATTATAATAAGCATCCTCTTCCTCTGTTGCGGTGAAATTATAGCTCAATAAATCTTCCTGTATTAAATCCGCACCACTGTATTGTTTTCTTATAACTACCATTATTTCACCCCTATAAATCCACCAGGACTGGCTTTTCCCAGTCTACGTAATGTATCTTGATCATATGCCCCACTCGTTGTCTGGTTTTCTCCTTTGTGTATTTTATCCAAAACCGTGGATAATAAGTTCCGGAATCTGCGGCTAGGTTCACCAAGATCTAATTGTGTCGTGAAAATATCATCATCATCAAAATTTACATAATTAATTATAGATTTTACTTCATGATTACCGGTTAAACGGGCACTGTCAAAGGTTACATTCATATACTGGTCTGGTTTAAGATTACACGTGCCCTGAAGGGTGATGTCAAATGAGGGATAAATATACTTGTTAAACCCCACTTCATTATTAGCAAGAGCTTGAGCAGTTCCTTTACTCTTAATATCAGTTAAAGTTTCATGTTTTCCCTTCCAATCATAGTGCTGGTATGATTCATGGTTACTACTAAATACGATGCCTGTTTTTTCCTCATCTATCATGTAACTTTTACTACTGTTATTACAAAGCTCCTCAAGAGGATTATATTTTATTTCCCCACATTCTAGAATATTCACACCTTCACGTGCCTCTGTGTCCACTATTTCATCCTTTTCCTTTAACACAACTAAGCTGTCAAGACGTGGATCATCATTATAATCTACGTAAGCAGTTAAACGGGCTTTATCACACATTTCCTTTAAATGTTCACGTGGCGTTTTAACCTCACTATCCTCTAAATAGCCCACATCAGTGGCAGTACTATACATACTAATATTATCTATAAGTATTGCCCTATTCTGGCGTGTGCTTGTCTGATAACTTGCAATAGTGCTCCGCAGGCTTATCTCACTAATATAATAATTGCTACTGGGCTTGTAATTATCAAACAGTTCCTGTAAATCAAAACTAATATTATTCCAACTATTATTATCCTTAGGTGTGACTTTACCAATCACATTAGTCGTATTATTTCCTGTGAACTTCACATAATAATAAGTCGCATCATCATAAGCTTCCTCCTCAGTGTGCATTTTAAAGGCAATATCCGCAGGGAAATAAGTTACACCATACCGTCCAGCTTTCTTATACTGCATGGTAAACTGGTTAAGTTGGCTGGCATCAATATAACGACTGTTATCCTCAAATAATTTAATATAACCCGCACCCGTCGAAGCTCCCACACCAAAATAGTAGCATGGTTTAGGATTACCATCTTTACTATAAAGGCTTCTCCAGTACCCCCCATTATTACTCATACTGTCATAATGGGTGGTAGCTCCAAAACTTTTCCAGTAGCTCCGTGTACTTGTATCACTATCTGTGAATGATGAGTGAATATTTTCACCATTTAATCTTATTTCACTTGTTTCACAGAAATATTTAGCAGCATCCAAGGCGTTTCCAAAATTTATCATAGGAAACATATTGTTTTCAGTAGATGTGCTGCTACTACCTACACGGAAATTTTTATAAGCAGGGCGACGTTCTAAATCATAAAGCCGATCCACAAAGTTTAACGTGATTATTCCTTCCTTCAAATTTTCACTATAATCTCCAAGGTATCCTCCAAACACACACTTGGTGTCACGGTAATTTTGACCCGTATATATTCTTATTTGGTCGCCGTAGTCAAATTTAAGGCGACTATAATCATTACTTAAATCATAATAATCTTCTTTCATTCCTACAACTGTTGTAGCAGTGTTTAATTCAGATACTCCGTTCTGTGTCCACTCCATGTTTTTAATATTAAGCCTTGTGCTGTCTTGTGTGTCATTTGTGCTATATTTTTCTATTCTCTGTATTCTAATAGATTTTACCATCACATCTTTTGTGATAGTTAACTGAAAAGCAGTATTACCACTATTTAAATATTTAAGACCATAATCCAATTCAGATATATGATCCTGAGCATAATATGTTTTATAAGGGTTGAATGTGTCATCTAATTGTGTCCCAGCAATGGTTATTGTGGCTGTTCCGGTTAATTTAGGCCCCCGACGTAGCCGTACACGTATACGATACCATCCCTCTTTTCCTATGTTCACTGTTTTAATTAGATTTACAGATGCACTGGCACTTTTGGGGTTGATTTGCACCCATTTCTCGCCGAGGCTTTCCACCTCTTCCACCGCAGCACTTTTACTCCAATCTTTAAAATAATAAAAATAGAGATAGTTATGATCCTTACATTCCATATCCACCCGGATGTAAGGGTCGTTGATTACCGTGTTTTGTGGTATGTGGGTGGTTGTGGGGTTGAAACTAGTTAAAACCATATTCATGACCTCTCATACTTAATTTTTTGAACGGTTTGTGTCATAAACTCCTGTGCAATACTTAAATATCCATTAGGGTCGGTATAGATTTCTGTGGCATCATACCAACCAATACCTGTGCAACCACACGCAGGAATATAATCGGATTTGATTGTGGTAGGATCTATTTGGATTATTTGCAATCTGTAATCATCCGCAGGATCAGGGGTGGTACAATCACCGGTTCCTTTACTGTAAATGTTACAATAAAAATCATCTTCCATAGTTATATCCGCATCAGCTGCAGGGTCTGTGGTGGTTGATACATCATGATAATAACATGTCTTCCTAATATACCCAAGGTCATGGTATGGGTGTTCTACCATTACGAACGGTTTACCACGCCACATGTGCCAATAGGTCCTATTAACTTGCACTATAACCTTTTCTGATGTGTTATATATTATTTTGATCAATTTTATTCCATCTGGTGTTGTACCAGTACCAGGTGCAAATTTATTAATAAGATTCCATGCCGAGGTATGGTAAGCGTGAACCTCTATGTAGTCATCCTCACTATCCACAGCTAATTTTATTAACCCATTGTTCATGTTGAAGTCGCCAACATCACCGTAGACGGTTTCACACCCATAAACTGGTGTGGTGTCATTATAAACCTTCACCGACCCATCATAAATATTTGTAGGGTCAGTGTCAATATCTGCCGTGAAAAGCAGGTCCTCTGTGGGATTTTCATAGCATGGAATATTACCTCCCAATCCGGCCCGGTTAAAATCCGCCGCCGTCTCTAAGCTTGCACCTTGTGGTAGGGCTACAATATTGGGATAGGTGGATTGAGTGTAACTATAAACATCTATACTTGATGATTTAAGTGAGGCAGAGGTGCTGTCCTTGTTCATGAAAAGGTAGGATAAATATAAATCTTTTATATAATTATCTAAACCTGTTTTAGCATTATAAACAGTTGAATAGCTCCCACCATCCTCTTTGAAGTATACGGTGAGTGTGGTATCGGCTTGGTATTTTATTTTGAATCCTGAGACTGTGGCAGTAGTGGTTGTGCTGTAAAGGGTTGTCCATGCTCCACCCACTTTTTTGGATACTTCAAAGGTTGTACCTCCACTCGCCACCCGCAGGGCTATATTTACACCATTTTCTTGTGCGGTGAGCCATTCTGTGATAGTAGAAGGTTTATTTGGTAGTATGCTGAACATTAATACGTGGTTATAGCCAGCGGGTGCTGAGACTTTCTCCAAATCAGTCTCTATATAAAATGGCAAGTCATAACTATTTTGGGTAACAGTAGCCATGTAACCAGTGGTTCCATCCACATCGCTTTGACCAGTAAAAACAAGTTTACCACCACTACTGCTTATGCTTCCCGTAGTCATCCCACTTTTAAATGCAGACTCCCAATTAGTAACTGTGTCAAAAGTGCTGAAATCATCCGTTAAATGATGAGTAGCAGTAACATCATCATAAGTATGAGTCAATGTTGTGTTATCCTCAATACCATTAGTATAATCCATCTTCAAATAATCATACTGATTATTAGTAATTTTAATAATTTCGATAGCCACATTAAAATAATTAGTATGATAACGCTCAGTAAGACTAACATTTTTTATATAATACCATCCACGATGTGGAAACTGATAAATATTATAATTAGCTGTACTATCAATCCAAACCAACTCATCCCTTCTACTTAATTCATAAAGATCAAATGCTTGCTGAGCAGTACAATCAATACTAAAACTATCACTAGTAGTGTGAATACCTTTAGGAGAGACCATATTAACCCCTCTCGCACTACTCACATTTACCTCTGATTCAGTATTCCAATTATCCCCCTCAATCAATGCATAAACTTCAAAAGCAATTGGTCCAATCCACGCAACAGTTGCCAAAAATAATCACCTCAAAAAAAAATAGAAAATTAAAAAATTCCTTTAACCTCAGCATCAAGAATCCGTCTAACCTGTTTCCCAAAATCATTCATACCATATACTTTATCATGAAAATGAAGATGTATAGACCGATCCACATTCCTATCCTTCCTATTATTAGAAGGACCAGCCGGCGGAGGATTCCAACTACCAGTCAAACTATGATTAGCAATATCTCTATCTTTACCACCAATACGCGCCCAAACATGAGGACTACCCATCCAAGTACCCATAATCATCTCAGCAGGAATACCAAAAGATTGTGCCAAAGCCAACTGTGCCAACGTACCATCAACACAATTACCAGCCATCCTAGACAAAGTATCATTTATACTCTGCCCTATTCCACCATATCCTTCATATGTGAAATCACCCGGTCCATGAGCACCTATAATACTCCTTGCAGTAGCATCAGCCGAGGTTGCACTTTTTTTAGTTGCCACACTAGACCTAGTGGTTTTAATAAGATTTCTTATATTCCTTAAACTACCACCAGGACCTCTTATAAGGAGTTGACCTAAAGCAGCCGCTTTTAGTGCTGTGTATAATGAAGATAAATTTAAACTACCTTTTATTCCGCTTCTTATATCGCTTACCCCGGCATTTCTTACACTGCTAGCTATTGATGATAAATTAGTTGATCCTCTTATATGGCTGGTCAAAGCATTTCTTCCAGCTTTAGCTATATTACTACCGTGTGTGGTAAGATTCATGAACCCTTTAATACGACTCTTCAATAAATTAATACCTGCATTAGCAATAGCCGCACCAGTAGATGATAAATTAGCCTGCCCACTAATACCACTTTTAATAGTGCTTTGGAGTGCGGATATTCCCGCCTTTGCCATCCCAGTTAAATCAGCCCTACCAGTAGTTTGTACAGTAGAAACAGTCTCGGCACCAACACTTGTAGGAGTTAAACTCGTTGATTTACCACCACCAGTTAAATATTCCATTATAGATTTTGCCGGTTGTACCAACCAACTTGACTGTAACAAATTCCAGCCTTGATCCTTTAATTGGCCAAATTCTAATCCTGCTACAGCTAAATTTTTAGCCCAGAAATCTTTTTGTGTATCTAAAACAATTCTTCTTATATCTCCCTCATAAGCATACTGTTTTTCTCCCTTTGTCGGAGTAATGGTTGTTCCACTTATCAGTTTCGCCCCTAAAGAAGCCTCTCCTAATGCCTGTGTGGGTCCTGCCAACACATTAAAACTATACGTTCCTTTACTTGTTGTTATATCTTCTTCACTCAATACACTTTGCCATTCCGTATCTTTTAATATTTTTTCTGCTTCAGCTTGTTTTATTTGACCAGTAGCAACTTTATATCTGAGTAAAGCTTTCACATATCTATCACTAGCCTCAGCATTAGCATTCATAATTGCTGCATGTCTTTCGCTGGCATTATTATAATCGTTTTCTGTTCTTGTTGCCTCTGCTGTTGCTTTTGCTAATTTCCCTTTAGCTATTTTAAGTTTCTCCGCCGCATTAGCATATTCAGCAGTGCCTGGTGTGGCTTTAGCCAGTGCAGCGCTCCATTTATCAACTTCTTTCTGAGCTTCACTCTGAGCTTTCTTTGCATTATCAACAGCCGTTTTCCCACGGCTTAACGCACTATTTGCCCTTTCAACATTACTTTTAAACCAGCCATAATGTTCACCGGCCATGTAAACCGCAGCAGCAAGGGCAGTAACACCAAGAATAGCCCAAGTCCATGGATTAGTTAATAAACTAACGGTAACAGCCCTAGCAGCTGCCGCAAAACCCATCTGAGAAACCGTACCGGCCTCAACACTTAAAATATAAGCAGCTAATTTTACAGTTACATATTTAATACTAGAACCAATAGTGGATAATGTATCCCAAAAAAATCCAAGAACAATTAAAGAAGAAGCAATTCCTATTCCTAAACCTGTAAACTCATTTCCCAACGCACTAATAAGACCCAAAAAACCAGAAGTAAGAGCAGTAAGGGCTGGAATCATCGCCTCACCAAGAGCCATAGCCGCAAGCTGTATTTTTTCTTTCAACATCTCCCATTGGTCTTGTAAAGATGTTACCTTGTTAGCGTAACCTTCAATTCCTCGGTCTTGATATACTTTCTGTAAAGCAGCAAAAAAACCATTAACATCTTTTGTACTGCCTTTCCATAAACCAGTATCTAAAAGGTCTTGCTTCTCAATGTTAAGCTCCCTCATACGCCTCCACTGATTAGACATAGCATCAGAAATCGCAAGAGACGCATCCTGAGCAGTACGACCTTCATTCTTAAATAGTGCAATTGTATCCCCAATAACAGGAATCCATTTACTCATCTCTGCCCCTGTCATTTTAACTGACATACGCACCTTTTTCCATGCATTTGTCAATTCTGGCATTGATACCTTCGACGCAGCAGCAGCATAATTATTAAGATTACCAACCAATGATTCTACTTCGCTGTTGGTCATTCCCATATATCGGAACATTGACTTGTTTTCTTCATTAGCCATCGCCGCTCCAACAGTGTATTTACCAATTAGTCCTGCTGCTAATATACCAAACCAAACATTAAAACTTACAAATGTGTTCATAAGTTTACTTATACCAGTACCAAAGCTTTTTACTGTTCCTCCGGCTTTTGTTATTGCTCCGCTGAATCCCCCTATTTTTGATGGTGATTGTCCAACCGCAGTGTTCATTGTGGTGAAACTTCCCCTTGCTTCGGCGACTCTTTGGGATAGGGTCATGGTGGATTTGCCTGCTTTGGATGAAGAACTATCCAGCATCCTCATTACCCTTGTGGCTTTACTGGTGGATGTGGCTAATCCTCCAATGTTTGCTTTGCCTGTTCTGTTGAGTGTTGATACGCTTGATACTGCTCTGTTAATTCCTGATGCAAATTTAGAAGTGTCTAAAATAAGCTCTGCTCGTATGACTCCGGCTTGATATACCATTGGTGTACCTCTGTGTCTCTGTTAATGTGTGAAAATATATAAAAATAGTAAAAGTTAAATAATATGATTAATAAAAAAATTATTCATGAAAAAAGAAGATAAAATAAATGATGATGAATTAAAAAAAGCCCAAATGGAATTTTATAATAATCAAAAAAAGAAGGATGAAGCAAAAGAAAAAAATGCTGGTTGGATGGCGGTAGTTTTTATTATTATTGTAGTAATTTTAGCTTACATCTTTTTAGCCTAAAATTTGTTAAAAGAATCAAACTTTTTTTTTTACATTAGTTTTTGCATTGCGGCTGCAATTTCTCCTATCCAGATTTGTCCGTATTCGTCTACGCTGTCTCCAAGGTAGTTGCTTTGGCCTATTATGTGGCGAAATTCTTTGTGGGTTTCCTGTACTTCAGCATAGATATAATTGTTTCTGTCGTCTACTGGTGCGAACATAACCGCAGACGTGCTGGATAATGATAATTCTGTTTCATATGATTCTTTTAAAAGCCCACCATGTTCTGGGTGTGGTACTACTTGTACTGGTGCTTTTTCGCTAGCTAATCCTCCGAGTTTGGTGGCTCCCATCTCTAAAAGTGATATTTTTTCTGAATCCACCATTCCACGAAGTCCTTGCATTCTCTGTCGGAACTGTGATGTGTGCAATATCATTCCAGATGGCATTTTAATGTATTCCTAATTCTCTTTTCATTTGTTCAATGTTTTGTTTATGTGCTGGATCCTCTGTGTTCATCCGAGGTGTTGGTGGTTCTGGTTCCTTGTATAATTTTTCTTGTTCTTTCCAGTAATATTTGAGTAATATGGCAATTCTTTGATCATCTTCGGTTTCCACTGCCTCAAATGAATTATAATTAAAGTGTTGTATTAAGATTTGATATTCCCATCCTTCTCCATATTCTGGTTCGGAAAATCCTCTAATACTTCACCTGTTTTGATAAAATGCAATGTTTTTTGGAACTGCTCTTCCACACCTGCTTTTTCCAGTTCGGTTATTTGTTTGTCATTATATCCTTGTCTTCTTAATTTTCTTTTTTCTATTAATTCAAGGATGTATATTAAGTCGTCTTCTTCCACAATTTCCAATTCTTTTTTGGAAATGGGTGATATGAACTTTTTTATCATCTTCCTAATTTCTTCATCCATCTTTTCTAATTCTTTGATGGGGCTGGTTTCGGGGAGTGTGCTTGCTTTAGTTATTAATTCCCTTAATTCTCGTGTCATTATTTTATTTGTTCGTCCAAGCTTCTTTATCTCTCCGCTTCCGCTTGGAAATTCTATTTGGCTTTTGTATCTTAAATCTAATGCTTTTTCATCATTTATTTTTACCATAATTACTCACCACTATAATAAAAAAAAAAAATAAGTATAAAAAAAAGGATTTAATATTTATGCTATGCTTGTTAATTGGCTCTGCAATGTTGCGCTGATAGTTTTGTCAGTTACATCATCAAATAGTGCCCAGAAGCTCATATTTACTTTGGTCATGTCACCATCGTCTCTTTTGTATTCTCGGAAGTATACTTTAGGGAGGTAAAATATTAATTGATAGTCATATGTACTTGCGATGTTTGCGCCAGTGAATGTTAGTTTCACGTTTTCGTAGTATGGTGATGTTCCCATTTCTGTTGCGCTTGCGCCTCCAAGCCATTTTTTATAATCTGTTAAATCTTCAAATACGAAGGTTATGTTTCCGGATACGTCCATTTTTGTGTGTATCATTTCACCGGGGCTGGTGGATTGGTTGTTTACTTGTTGTGCCACTACACCTGTTTCTATATCTATCCCAAATTCTGTGATTCTTGCGTCTTCTACTAGGCTTGATGGTGTGGTTCCATATTCTTCTCTTTCAAATTTCATCTGGTTGAATGTGAATGGTAATGGATCGGTTGCGTAACTTTCTGTTTGGTCGGTTGTGTCAAGGTTTACACCATATCCTATGAAGTCAAGGTCTAATTTAGCTCCTTCTTTTTCCTTAGTACTGAAACTGAACTTGTTTAACATACACGATGCAAATTCTTCTGGGACGATTGTTGCATCGTCTGTGGTCATGTTTGCCATTATTGTGAATGTTGGTCGGCTGTCACTGTCCTCTGTGAATGTGTGGAGATATGCTGCGGTGGCTCCTTGTTGTGCACTGGATTTAGATCCTAATGCGGCGTATAGTGCGTGTTCAAGTATCATTTCGGGGAATGCGTCTACTTTTATGTTGATGTTACTGTCGTTGTAGGGTCGGATTATGCTTCTTCGTGTGTTTAGGCTTCCTGTGTGTTCTATTGGGCTGTATTCTTCTGCGTTTTGTGTTGCGTCGAAGCTTTCGTATGGTACGTATATACTTGGGGTTACTGCGGTTCCACGTTCGGTTTCTATTCCTAATCCCATCCATCGGGGTGTTCCGGGGTATGCTGTCATTTTATGATTCCTCCTTTATTGGTTCCTTGTTTTGTTTTGTTTGGGTGTTTTCTTGTATTTCATATAGTTTAGGGTTTTGTTTTGCCAGTTTTTTGGCGTATTGTTCTTCTACGGGTTTGGATTCTCCGGGTTGGAATATTCCTATTCCTTTTATGTTTGTCTTGGTAAATCCTTTAAATTTTAGTTTAACTGTTTTCATGCTATTCTACCTCAAAAAAAAGTGTTTATATAATATTTTATTAGCTTGAAAAGCGTTGTATTAATGCTTTAAAAATAAATGTTACTTCACAATATCCTAAAAATAATCCAATATCTCCTTCGGGTGTTTTATCAATATGATACCTTATTTTTGTGCCTTTCCACTCGGTGTCCCATGTTATGTCGTTGCATGTGAAGTTGTCTGTGAATGTTCGTTCTATTGCACCAGCGAGTTGTAATCTTTGTCTTCCAACAGTTGCAGCATCTAAAACTTCCACATATCCCCTTATCACTGCTTTAATGCTTTTGTTCACGTGTCCTATTGGTTGTGTTTCGTGTGGGTCTATGTCTATTAATTCAACTGTGATTCCAGGGTATTGATTGTATGCAAATATTTGGGCATCATTGTCATATACACGGACTGTACTGTCCTGATTACTACATAAACTGATTATGTCTGTGTTGGCTTTTAGGAGTGATACGGCGTTGTCGAGTATATCATCATATTTTTCATATTCGGGGCTCATGGTCATAGGCGGTATCCTCCTACCATGAATTGTCTTTTCATTTCATCTACATCTTTTTCCAGTTGTTCAATGTCTGCTACAAGACCGCTTCGTTGATTAGCACTGTATATTGTTTTCATACATTGTAATGCTCCGCATTTTGCGCTGAACTCTACAAATGTTAAGTTTGTGGTTATTGTAGAGTCAGTTAGGTCGTATTGTTTGCTGAATATTGGTTTGATGATGCTGTTGTCGCTGTTTTCAATATCCTTTAGGAGGTCTGCATCACTTCTAATGTTCGTGTCCACTTTAGGCATGTATTCTCTTGCTTGTGCTGCTGTGCTGTACGCCATAGTTTCAGCCTCCTATTCCGCCGTAGAATGTTTTGCGGGGTAATTTCTCAACACGTGATTGGATGTCATATACAACATCTCTCATCCTGTCTGATTTATCGATACGGTTATATACTTCTCCTTTGGGGTCTTGTATGATTGTTTGGAGGTTTGGTGGTGTTTCTCGTTCCATCCACATTGATAGTATTACTATGTCTTCGCATAGTCGTTTGGCTCTTTTGTCGGTTGTTGTGTACCCTGCCTTGTATTCTATAACAATATTATTGTAGCTACTGGAGGGTAGTTCGGTTTCAAAGCCGAGTAATCCGCTTTCACTATTTAATATGTAGTAGTCAGTGTTTTCGGTTTGTTCTGTGCCGTTTATTGTGACTGATGTTATGTCGGTTATAGGGTATTGGTTTAGTTGGAGTTTGTATCCTCCTCCTTGTTCATATCCGCTATATGTGTCTGTTATTGTTTGTTCGTCAAATATGCGTCCTGTGTATTCTTCTATGTCTTTTTGTGCTTCTGTGATTATTTCTCCGATTATTGTGTCTGTCCATCGTGTTGTGTAGTCAAAGTTTAGGTATCGGCGTTTGGCTGTGGCTTTCACATCACTTATTGTGGTTAGTGCCATCTTGTAATACCTCCATTTTAAAAAATAATCATTTGTTTTAGTGTTTTTAAATAAAAAAATAAAAAAATAGTTTGTTTTGGTTAGTAATGGGGGATTTTCGTTAAACCACGGTTTAACGAAGTTGTGTTTTTTTAGGGTTTGTATGGTGTGGTGTATCGTGATTTGAATCCCAAGCTTTCTAGTTTGGTGTAGTAGCGTTCCGGTTCCATGTTATAGATTGGGGGTGTGATTGTGGGGTCGTATATCCGGTTATTCCACATGGCTGTGGCGTGGCTGTATTCCCCGCTTTCATGAGATAAGACTACTAATGCGAGGTTTCTTTCACCCTTACCATATAGGTAGTCTAGGAATGCTACGGCTTTGTCGTCGCAGTCGCCGTAGTTATCATGCCAGAATTGCTGTGGTGTTTTAGGCTGATTACTGTCATAGTTGGCTTTGTAAGGTACATTTGCTATTTTATAGAAGTAATCTTTAACCTCTGGGTTGTCTGGGTTTAATTGTGTTTGTAATGGTGCGTCCACCGTGTTTAAAGTTAATGAGGGGGTTGTTAAGCCTATAACCAGTATGGTTAAAAGCCAAAACCTCATCATATATCACATTTTAGGGTATAACACGACGTAGGGCTAAAGCATCCCAATAACAAGTATGAGCATTTGTTCCATTTACTAAAACATAAAATAAAGCAGTTGAAGTTGTTGCCCTAAAATTTCCACCTATAAATTGCCACCCCCCAGTGGCTGTGAAAGATTGAAGACTTGTTAAATTTGTACCATCAAACCATCTCAACGTATATGCTATTCCATTTGTTCCTTTGAAATATGAGGAAAAATTATAATCATATCCTTGTACCACCGTCCCGGTGTTTGTTCTAAAACCATGATTTCCCTTATCGTTTCCAAATACTCCTTTTAATGATTTGGTGCCATTATAAGCTTCATCTGTACTACTGCTTATTGCTGATTCTCCGGAAAGATATACTGCAAATCCGGTGGTGTTGCCCCCGGTGTCGGTTCCACTTGCCTGATTCGCAGTGAGTAGGTTATGACTAACCCTGTTACGCCGTGCCACAGCACCCGGCATTCCAATTAATAAATTCATAAAACAAGCACCCCCCTTTAGACATTATACATGTAGGTTACGCCTTCACCATTCACTGATGCATCAATCCAAACCTTATTAAGATTATCCACATAAACGGGGTAAGCATCACCCGCCTCTAATATAATACCATTCATATTAGCAGCCGCCGATGCACGAACCGCATTACTACTTCCAATCGCAATCGACCCTACATTACCAGGTAATGCTTGAATAGTAACACTCTTAATAGGCGTACTTGTGGCGGTTATCTGTTCTGGTGTATTAGCCGTGGTAATAGTCTTACGGCCACTTGTAATGCTCCCGGCGGGTGCAACCAAACCCAGGGCGGTGATGATATCATCCTGCTTACCCTCTGTTGCGGGGTTAACCTCAATATTTGTACTATCCACCGGAACACTGGGCAAACCATACCTACCAGTAGTACCAATCTGAACCAACTCAATCCTCCGACGCTTACCACCACTATCAAATCCCTCAATCGTAATTCCACTCATAAAATATCACCTCAAAAAAATAATAATAAAATGGAAAAAAATAGAGTAAAAATTAGGTAGCATCCGTTAAAGCAGCACCATACTTATAGGCACCTTCAATCATATAAACTTCGTAAAGTTTATTACTATCATTTGTATCCTTAGCAATGCCCATATAGCGTGCATCAGTAGCAGCACCTTCAGCAACACCAAAAGCACTTGCAAGGGTAGAAGCACCTATACCAGCAACGGAAACATAAGGTACTTTCACAGCACCGGCACCGTAATCACCAGAAACATCTATACCATAATGTACAGCACCAGAACCTCCTTGAACCCTTAATCCAGTTCCCTCTGTAATGGTTCCGGATGATTCTTCCTCAAGAAGAATATCCACACCTATTGCCTTGGAAACCTCCGCCGATGCACCAGAAACATTAACTTTACTGTAAATACCATGTGCCTCAGCACTGGCTCCCATGTTTCCTTCAACAGTGGCTTTTGCTTCAACAGCCCTTACTATCCCTGAAGGTGTTGAATCACTTGCTACTTTCACATTAGCAAATAATGCATCAAAATAGCCCCCATCATTATCAACAGGAGCATAACACACTTTCATACCACGTTCATTACCACTGGTTGTGGCTACGGGTATATACATGGATGAATCTGCATTATTACGTGTAGTTAAAAATCCCCCTATTTTAGTGGAATCCGTGTCACCATTACCTATTTGTGGAACATCTAATTTTCCACTAATATCAACAACACCATCAGTACCATTACCAATAGTTTCACCATTCTCCAATCTCATGGATTTACTGGTAATGGTTTTACCATTCATATCAATACCATAATCAGCGCTGGATGTGTCTAATTCAATTTTACCTACATCAATTGTTCCTTCTTCCATATCTTGTAAAAAGTCACCCAATTTAAATCCCGGGATGACGTTGTTAAGAATAAATTTTAATTTATCTGTTATACTTGTTGCCAAATTAAACAACCCCTAATTATTATCTTTTCTTTTTAATTGAGAAACCGGCTTTTTTACCAATTTCCCTATATTTTTTTATTTCTTCTTCTGAAATGTCTGCCTCTCCTCTAAATTTGCCTTTAACTTCTTCCAGTTGCACGGCAATGTTTGGCAGAACAATATAATGGCATCTTTCTTTTGCCTCAAATTCAACTTTAACCATAAAAAATAAACCTCCATCATCATGTAATAATGGAAAATAGGGAAAAGAGTTAAAATTTTCCCTTTTAAAAAGTTTTAGTCTATATTATATATTTGGTAGGATAATGTTGGAGCCACATCATACATGATACTGACCTGTCCAAGCCATCCGCTAGATGCGAAAGGTTTGGATTTACCTTCAGCAATATATGCCGGTGTCATAAAATCCTTAATAAATACATGTCTTTCATTGAACATTGCAAGGTCACGCTGGTTGTCAGTTGTAGTCATGTTAGGGTCTGCAATGATTGGAATTTCACCCGTGTTACTTGCATAGGCAGGTACAGTTACACCGGCAGTGGTTTGTGTGGTGTTAACATATCTTTGGGTTGCCATCATATCTTGTTTTAACTGGTCTACAACATAATTACTAGTTAAAACAACTGTTGGGGGAGTTTTCTTAGTTTCTCTCATAACAGTTTCACCAGTGTTCAAATCTGCAACTGTTATTGCTGCTGTTGCTTTGTTAGAACGAGTACCGTTGGCAGTTATAAGGGTGTTTAACCCATCAAATTCATCAGTTCCGTCAGATGAACCAGATACTATGGTCTGGTTATATTCTTCCCTCAATGCTTCCTGTGCAAATGCGAAGAGTTGTGCTCTTGCACTGGATGAGGCACCCTTACCAATCATGTCAGACATGCTTATAGGTAATGCCAAATATTTCATTGATGCGGTTGCGGTTCCAGTTGTTGCGGTTCCAGCCCCCTCTGTATCATCAGTTTCTCCAATCCATTCACCAGAAAATCCGCTGGTAAATTGTATGTACTCTACTTCTGTGGTGTCATATGCTGCTCTTCGTCCTTTGCTTTCAAGATAGCTTAACATAGGAGTCATGTTGTAAAGTGTTCCTATATCATATATATTTGGGTCTAATCTGGTGGGGAAGTAGTTGGATGATGCCATTTGTTGTTTAAATTCATCTGCAACCATGCTTCTTATGTAATCGTCTATGTCTTCTGTTCCTTCTTTTTTAAGGGCTTTGCTAGATAGTTCTATGTTTTTTACTTCAACAAGTTCTCTTAAATCTTGTACTGATACCATAAAAATCACCTTTTAATAAAAATAAGTATGTTTAAGCTCCTAATTTATTAATTAACTCATCTGGAGTGTATGCTTTCTGCACAATACCTCCAATATGGGCTGGAGCTTTTAAAGGGTCGGTAAATGATTGTCCTAATATTTTTTCTGGGACGGTTTCATCTTCTTTGACAACATCATCAATCTTGGTTTTGTCAGATTCTCTGACGTGTTCACGGGATGTTCTCATCTCTTTTAGTGCTTCTCCCAGTTTTTCTTCAACTATTTGACCGGCTACTTTACCAACTTCTGTTAGTAATTCTTTTCTTTCGTCTTCTTTTGCTTGTTTAAGTTCAGCTTTTTCTTTAGCCTCTTTTTCGGCTTTTCTTTCATCAAGTATAGCTCTTAAACTTTCTTCTAATGGTTTAAAATCGTCTTTAGTTACATATTTTTCATCCAATTTAATGGATTCTACTATTTTGTTTTCTGGCATTTTATCTACCTCTTGATTAACATTTTCTAATTCAACATCATTTTTTACAATAAAATCATCAAAATTAACATCGTGCTTTATAAATTGAGCTATCTGGCAAGATATAGGATCATTACAGGAATCTACCATTTTGGTTTTACCACGTGTCTCGGTAACCGCTGGTATTGGTGTGACACTGACCTCATAAAGCTCTAAATCCTTGATTTCAATGATATAATCATCATCTTCCTCAATGAAACGAGCCTTTGTTATACGTCCTCCAATACTCATACCAAGTTTAAGCCCTTCATCTAACCAGTGAAGTATTTTTTCAAGTGCTTCATCTACAAGGGGTTTTCCAGTTAATTTAAACAACTGAAAAACTGGATTAAATTCATTATCAGACGATTCCTCGACTGATACGATTTGTCCATACACTTTGTCGGGGTTGTGGTTGAGAAATCCTGGGAGACCTACTGCCATCTCTTTCATTCGTTGTATTGCTGACATTAACATCCTATGACCAGTGGCAGATGTGTTTGTGGTGGACGCTAAACCTGAAAGGTATTGTCGTCCATCCTCTTTATAATTCTGTTGCACTGGTACCGTGAATTTAAAAGGAATGTCAACATTTCTAAAATTAGACATAATAGGTACCTCTGTCTTAATATTTCAAAAAAAATAGTTTTTGTGTGGTGTCTATCACTGGATTTGAACCAGTATAATTCACTATACCTTCGGTTGAAGGTATGAAAAGATAGACTTGTATAATAATTAATTAATCAGTTTCAAAAGGAAAATGTGGAATAACTATTGGTAAAAACATATTACCCTCAAAAATAGGTATAAAAGTACAACGACAATGACTATGGACAGGAATTTCCTCATCCGGGCCAATTTCATCAATATTATATACCAATCCATCACGTGGACGGCAAAGATGGCAAACACGACTATCACGCCTTGTTACATGCATAACTTTATATATTCCCCCACTTCGCCAAGTATCTAATTTAGCTTGTTCAGTGATATAAGCAACCTCGGTTCGTGCAATACGCTCATAAATCCAGCCAACCTTATCCATACTTGAACCGGGCTGAACACTGTTTTTCATTAACTTAGCAATCTTATCAATACTCCACCCTTTACGGTATCCTTCTCGGAGTATTGCCTCAAAAACAGGTCGATGTTTTTCACCCACAGTTTTCAGTGCAGGTAAGGTGTATTTTTCAACCCATGTGTGTACGGGCTCCCTTCTAATGTCAAAAACTGGTTTTAATGTTTCAGGTAATGGTTTGCCTCCACGCCGTACTATTTCATCATTCAATTTTTTGAAATATGTGTCTACTGCGTCCTCATAGGCTGTTTTCATAGCCCATTCATAATCATGTTTTTCCATTAAACTGTTAATTGCAGTTAAAAGCAGTCCAATAAATATAATGTCATCTGCATCTAATTCATCATCATCCAGTGTTTGAATATACCTTTTTTCACGGTTGTACTGCCATTCATCAACTAACTCAATTATTCTTTCATATATTTCCAGTCTTAAAATATGGAACTGGTTAATATATTCCTTTATTTGCCTTTTTTTAACAGAATTATATGTATTATAAAGTTTGCGGTGTTCTTCATCCGAGAGATTACTGTAATCATTCTCGGCACGGAAATCTTGGAGTGCATCATAAACTCTTCGTATCTTTAACATAAAACTATGATTCCTCGGCTAATATTCTTTCAATTTTTGATTCAAGACGGTGTAGTGGGTCAAAATTTTGTGTTGCATTATTAGGGGCTAATGGTGTTGTACCATAACTTAATTGTCGTTGTTTTTCAATTAGTTCTATAGGAATGTATGTGGCCTTAACAAGTGGTTGGTCAGCATATTCAAATGGATATGGAACATTACCATTAGCTACTCTTACCTCGTTAATGGTGACTTGTCCGCTCATAATTTTTTTCTCATTTAAATCTACTAATCTCATTTCATCCTTTTTAGTGAGGTTTTTATAGGAAAGGTGAGTGTTTTTAATACCAGCAAGGTTTAAGAGTTTACCATTAAATGGGCTGAGGTTCATCATACTCCAGTGTAGGAGTGTTTCATTCATTGTTTCGTCTTGAGATTCGCCTGTACCGGCACCTATGTTTCCTGTGTCTATTTGCATTATTTTTGCTGGTGGTACGTGGTATACTGCTGCAACGGCGTTGATATTGCTTTTTTCAATGTCTGGGGTGAGCATATCCCTGTTAGTGGCGCTTATGCTTTGGAAGTTTGCACCGTACATGACAAGATGGCCGGTTTCACCTTTTCGCTTCATTTCCTTAATATGTTCCTGCATCCGTTGTGTTTCAGTTTCAGCAGCTTTAGCAGATAATTTATCTGACAAACTGATTATACCCTTTAAACTATCGTTCTTGTAGAAGGATAGGTTGTGTTCCATAAGGCTTTCATCAAGCAAAACACGCATAAAAAGGCTGACAATTGGTGATAAACCTTTAAACATGCTGAAAGGGTTAGGATTGAAGCTATTTAGTAGGTTGGTTTCACTGTAAACATAATCTTTAAC